TTGTGGAGTAGAAAAATTGTAAGAGATAAAGAAAAATTAAATTTGTAACGTAGGTTAAATGCATCCCGTAGAACTGCATTAATCTCTTTTTTTAAAGCATCTTAACCGATGCTTTTTTTGTGCGTTGTTATTTGGAATGATTTTAAATTAATAAATAATTCAAATAAATCGATTTAATTAAATTATTTGTTTTATATTTGTCAAACAATTTAAAACTATTAAAAATGAAAACAGAAAAAAAGAAAGTAGGAGCAAAACCAAAGTACAAAGAAAATGTAATTACAGAAACATTGCACGTTTTAATTCCAAGTGAAAAAAAAGCAGATTGTTTGTATGCTATTAGTCAAGTTGTAAAATCTTATTTGAATTAATTATGATAGGTATTTATAGAATAACTAACCCGATTGGAGAAGTTTATGTTGGTCAAAGTAGAAAGGTAGAAAAAAGAATAAAATACTACAATAGCATAAATAGCAGTATTGGACAAGTAAAACTCTACAATTCATTTTTAACCTACGGAATAGAAAATCACAAGTTTGATATTATGGAAGAATGCGATGTTTTAGATTTAAACATTAGAGAACGTTATTGGCAAGATTTTTATAATTCTGTTACTAATGGTTTAAACACAAAATTAACAAGCAAAAAAAAATCAAACCCAAATGTTTTTAATGGAAGAAAAGCAATTGAACCGAGTGAGAAAAAAACACTCATTCGGGTTTTCGTAAAACAAAAGATAGTTGACAAATTTACACCCGAGCAACTACAACAAAAAGTAAACCAATTTATTAACCAATTACAACAAGATTATGAAAGACTTTAACACCGCAATAGCACAAGCAAAATTAGAATATATTTCAGACATTGAATGGGCTTACAGATTTGAAAACCAATTTATTTGCGTTGACTTCTACAAAGACGAAAGCGGAATAAACCACGTTGAGGAGTTTTGTGTTAATCAAAAAGGTTTATGGATTGAAGTAATCCCAACAGATGAGCAACTTCAAACAATGTGGAAAATCTTAAACGATACACCTTACAGAGAAAACGAAGTTGAAGAGTACGGAACAAATAACGATGCAGAAAGCGACCCTTATTATGGTATTTATGGAATATAAACCCACCGACGACGAAATACTAAATTTCATTAACAAAAAATCAATTAATCGGATTAGTTTAGTAAGTCCGATTTTAAAACAAACAATAATAGAAATATTAATTAATAAACAGAAATTATGAGCAACGAATTATACACAATAGACAAAACACCAAGTACAGATTTGGAAAAGTTTCAAGCGTTACGAATTGAGGCGTTATTAAATAGAGTTCAGTATTTAGAAACTGAAATTGAAAAAGCAAAAGAGATACTTGTCGGAATATTAGACGATGCATCACAAATAGAAGTAGTAGAACCACAAATAATAAAATAAGATGAAAATAGATATAACAAAACTAACAACCGAGTTAATAACAGAACTTTGCAAAGACGAAAATATTAAACAAACGTTGATTAATAACGGAGTGGTAACCGAAACTAAAAAAGAAACCTACGTAAAAATTCCTATGTCAGTTATTACGTTAACCGAAAGCGATAAGAAGTTAGGTCGATTAGTTAGAACTATAAGCGAAAATTATTAGTTATGGAATTAGTAGATAAAATTACAACAAGTGTAATGAGTACTCAAATAGCATTGAATCAACTCGATGCTATTAAACACACTGGATACTATCAAAAAGAACTAAAGCAAAAGTTAAATTTAGTTTTGCCTTTATTGATAAAAGCGGAGCAAGAACATTATGACAAGTTTTTTGAAAAGGAATCAGATAGCACCGACCACGTTTACCAAGTGTTTGAAAACTTTATAAAACGAATTTCACAAGTACCAATTTACGACATGGAAAATATCTGTTATATGATTGATGCCTACGATAAAGACGCTAAAAGTATGAATGGTATAACTAATAAAATCCTAAAAAATGCTAAAGACTAAAATAATTTATTATTGGCAAAAGAATCCAGATGCAAAATATAGCGAAATAGCCGATTATTTTAACACTAAAATTGATTTTGTAATAGATACGATTGAAGAGTACAAAAAAGAGCCTTATATCATTAGAGAAAGCATTATGAATTATGAGTAAACAAAGAATCAGATTAAAACCGCACGAAGCGATAGCTTTGGGTTTTGAATTAAAAAAAGACTATAAAAGCGAAGGTAATCCTAAATTTTATTTGTCAGAAAGTCAAATCAAAGAACTGCAAAAAATTAGAGAGTTTCACGAAACCAAATTTACAGAGGTTAAACGAACTATCAATAAAGATGGCGAAGTAATATCGAAAATTGAAAAACTCAATCAAAAGGAGTTAATTGATATTCCAACAAATCACGAAATAATAAGAGTTTCAACAAACGTTTCAAGCGGTCAGCAGTGGATAATTACAAAGCCTATTAGTGAAGTTGATGTAGAGAATGAAATTGACTTCTTAAACATCTTTAAAGACGTTATTAAACCAATTGAGGTAAAAGAAAAGAAAGTAACAGAAAAAGCGTTATTTGATAGGGCGGTTTTGACTGATGTTCATATTGGTATGAAAGTAACAGATGGTTATTCTTTGTATGATGGTTTATGGAATGAAACCGAACTATTTAAAAGACTTGAAATTTTTGTAAATGAAATAGTAAACAACCAAAAATCAAATGTGTTACTACTTCACGAATTGGGTGATTTTATGGATGGATATAATGCTATGACTACAAGAGGCGGTCACGAATTACCACAAAATATGGATAATCAAAAAGCATTTGATGTAGGTTTAACTTTTAAAATTACTATGGTTGACTTCCTAGTGCAACATTACGATAAGATACACATTGTAAACATATGTAATGATAATCACGCTGGAAGTTTTGGCTATATTGTTAATTCTGCTTTTAAGACTTACATAGAGTTAAAATATCCTGATAATGTAGTAGTAGTTAATCAACGCAAATTTATTGACCATTACTTTTTTAAAAACCGATGCTTTATTTTAACTCACGGAAAAGATGATAAAAGTTTAAAATTTGGATTTAAACCAAAACTTGATTCGGTACAAATTGAAAAAGTAAAAAACTACATTGATGAATATAAATTGCACAATTACGAAATAGAATTTGGCAAAGGTGATAGTCATCAGTTGTTATTTGATTACACAAGTTCAACTGCATTTGAATATCAAAATTTTGGTGCATTTAGTCCACCGAGCGACTGGGTAAAAACCAACTTTAAAAACACAAAAAGCAGTTTTACAACAATGAACTACTACGATAAACAAAAAACTATTAACCATTATATTTTTTAACTATGAAAATAACAATCACTGCACACGATAAAACACACACAACCGAAACGAAACACGATGACTTAACTACGGATGAGGTTGCCGAAATCATTACTAATTTATTAATTTGTGTTGGTTTTGGAAAAGAGGGAATTATTGATGCATTTAAAGACTTGGAATTATGACACCATTACACTATAAAAACGAAAAAGATTATGATTTAATTGACGTAGGAATTGATTACCAATTAAATTTTTTTAGGTTTAATGTTTTAAAATATATTTGCCGAGCTGGTAAAAAACAAAATGAACTTCAAGACCTTGAAAAAGCGTTAGATTATATTCAAAGAGAAATTGATTATGTTAGAAAACAAGAACTTAAACAAATTGAAAGATGACAAATCTACAACGAATTAAACGAATACTTCAATTTAACTACAAAAGAGGAGTTAATAAAGAATCTGTCAACAATGTTTATCGTAAAATATTAAAATCTAAAAAATAAAATTATGCCAGATATTTCAATGTGCAATAATGCACTATGTCCATCAAAAGATTATTGTTACAGATTTACAGCAAAGCCGAGTGAGTTTAGACAATCTTATATTAACTTTACACTTGAAAGCGATGAAATTAGTTGCAGTTATTTTATGCCGAATGGTAAGTGTAAAATTTGCGGTTTGCAAAATGGAAACCATAAAATTAGTTGTTATTACCGAAATAGGTAATAAATAGAATTATTACCAAAATATGTAATATTATGACTAAAGCAGAAAAAACACGCATTTGGTACGCTAAAAATAAAGAACGTAAAAAAGCATACAACAAAGAGTACTACAAAAGAAAATTAATACTAAAAATATTGTTTAAGGAATGCTAATTTAGAATAATTCTTAACAAAATTATATTTATCTTTGACAAATCAAAAAGGTACTGGTACTACCTTAATAAAAAAATATAGCGCCTTTTAAAGAAATCGATAGTACCAGCGTCGAAAGTATTTGAAAGGCATTTTTAATTTAAACAATATTATGAAAAAACAACAAAGTTTATTTGAAGAAAAAATTGAGTTAATCCAAGTTGATAGCGTTATCGGTTCGGGTTACGAAACACAAGTGGCTGAATTAGCACTTATTGACAAAATTGCCTATAGAGCCGCAAGAGCAAATATGCAGAAACATTCTGCTATTATTGTAAAAATTGATGGTGTTTTTAGTGGTTTTTTTACTTATGAGGTTAACCACATTGTAAAAGAATTTTGTCTATTACAATCCGCAATGTTACCACAAAGACAAGATAAAGAAATTTATTCAATGATGGTGCAAAAAATTATTGACCAAAACACGTATGGTTATCATATGGTTATGACCGTATCTAATAAACACCCTTTAGAAAATCCAAAGGTTTTTTTAGCACTTGGTTTCAAAGTTAATTTAGCTAAAAACGATTTTACCTATATTTATTATGGTAAAGAAGAACAAGTAAGAGTAAAAAGACTATGCCATATGGCTATGACTAATTTATGGAACTCAACAAGTGGAGAATGGTTAAAAGTAAAAAGAGCGTGGAATGAAAAACTTGAAGAGGCTGGTAAAAAATACAATATACCAAATCCAAAATTTGCAAGTCGTGAGGGGTGTTGGCAAGGTAAAGCTGGAATGTCAAATGTTGTATTGTCAAAACAATCTGTAAAAGATGGAGAAATAATAACAGACAAAACAAAAGATTTAAACGGAAATGCATCTGTACTTGACCCAACGGCTTGTGAAATAATTGTAAGAATGTTTATGCCTACAAATGGATGTAGAGTTTACAATCCTTTTGGTGGTGGTGTTCAAATGGGGTTTGTTGCTGGTGGTTGTGGTTTTGAGTATCTTTCATCTGAAATTAGACAAAATCAATGCGATGCAAATAACGCATTATGTCAAGATTATGTAAACGTAAAATGGTTAAAATCTGATACATCAAAATTTACACCTAAACAAAAATATGATTTAATTTTTTCTTGTCCACCATATTACAAAGTAGAAACTTATTTAGATTATGATGGAAAAGCACCAGAGGGAGAGTTAAATTCATTGTCAACTTATGAGCAGTTTAGAGATATGCTTTTTGCTGGTTATAAAAATGCTATTTCTGTAATGAATGATAATACATTTTTTGTTGTAATGACTGGAGATAGTAGAAATAAAGATGGTGGCTATTATTGCTCAGATGCTGAACACGAACTATTTTTTAAAGAACAAGGTTTACACGTTTACAATAAAATTATTTATTTAGAAAGTGAATTTACAAGACGTGCAACCGCAAAGAAAACATTAAATAGTCGTAAATATCCAAAATGTGAACAACGTATTTATGTTTTTTACAAAGGAGATACTTCTAAAATAAAAGACCTTTACCCAAATGTAGGGCGTTTGTAATGAAAACTTATAAAAGTATAATATCCCTATCAAAAAATGGTAGGGGTATTTGGGATTTAGACACTATAAAAGGTTGTGAAAGTGGTTTGTTAGAAAATCCAAAAGGGTGTTATAATGATTGTTATTCTTTAAAAACCGCAAAAAGATACGGAATTGATTTTAGTAAATCAATTGAAAGAAGTTTTTTAAACGAGGCACACCGATTGCAAATAATAAGACAGATTGAAAAAATTGATATGGATTTTATACGAATTGGTTGTACTGGCGACCCGTCAGAAAATTGGGAACACACATTAAATATTATAAAACAAATTAGAGAAAATAGTCAATTATCATTATTTGATATTAGTTCAAAAAAACAGATTGTAATAATAACAAGGCATTGGAAACAATTAACAGATTTACAACTAAACGAAATAAAAAAATACAATATTTGTATTAATACTTCGGTTTCTGCATTAGATAATAAATATTTAATTGATAATTCATTAAAAGAATATAATCGTTTAAAACCTTATTGTAAATCAATTTTAAGAGTGATTACTTGTGATTTTAATAAAGAAAATAATACTGGATTACAAATGAGTAAAATACAAAATGAATTATTAAAAAATGAAAATATTATTGATACTGTTTTTAGACCGAGTTCAAAAAATGAATTTGTATTAAATGGAATTATAAACGTAAAAAAAATGGCTTTTATGAAGTCAAAAGCATTAGTAAGTAAATTTAATAAAAAAGCATTTTTAGGGAAGTGTGAAAATTGTTTAGAAATGTGCGGGTTAACTATCTAAACTCATTCTAAATTACGCTTACCTATTGCAACAACAAAAGTAATAGCTTAAATTTGAATATTATTAACAAATAAAAACATTATGACATACATCGATTTTTGCAA